TGACTACGTCGCTGGCGACCAGATCATAGGCGTTAACCCCCACACCGTTGGCAATCCCCTCATCAGACCATGAGCGATACCACATCTGACCTGGCACGGCTCGAACGAAGAATTCTTGTAGAAGGCTTTGCTCGATCGACGAACGAGTCGAAGCGTCGTCCCAATCCAGATAGCTGATGCGGAGATTGACCGGATACGGGATTGGACCCTCGACGAAGAAATCCTTCACCGCGACCGGGCGCTTGGTGTCGATGTAGGCTGTGACCGCTGCAATGTCCTCCGGCAGCGGAAAGCCGTTATTGTCGGCGCGCAGCTCGTCCATCATGAAGCGAACGGTAACGGTACCGATACCCATTTCCAACGGAGCGCACCACGCCCGCGTCACGCCTGGAACGGCAAGCGCCCACGCCTCGTAATCGTAGGCAGCGCCGCCCATCGGCGGCTGGCGAATCCGGCGCAGGATGCGAGCACGCAGTTGCGCGTCATTCTCTTCGTCAGCGCCGCCGGTCAGCTCCAAGACCATCACGGAATTGTCGATTCCGGGGACTGCCTCCAGAAAAGTCAAATTGCTGCCAGCGTCGAGATTGCCAATCGACCCGGCGTCAATCGCCCTGATATCACCCTGCGCGGCCTGGCTGGATGACGATGTGACATCGGCCAGCAATTCGTATTCCACGGTCGAGGTTGTCGTGTCCGCTGTCGTGATGGAGGCGCTTTGCAGCCTTGTCCCGGCCGGGATGATGACGCCAGCGACCGTCGCCATGAACTCGACCGTTCCTGTCGCGTAAGTCGCGACCTTGCGTCCGGTCGAACCGTCAGAGTTGACCAGCCAGATGTCACCATGACGGTCGAGCCATTCGGTCTCTGCCGTGTCGGGCAATAGCTGCAACGCCAACCAGTCGAGATATTGCAGCGTCAGGAAGCACAAGGCGCCCTGGTTGTCCGACAGCACCCGCAGCACGCTGTTAGGCACCAGCGCATCGGCGCCCGGCAGCTTGGCGCGGATTGCATCGCGGACCAAACCGCGGACTTCAGGCAGTGTTGGGGTTGACCAGGGAATTGCCGTCACTCCTGCTTAAACCTGCCCGATATTGTATCCGCCGCCAGAGATGACCATGTCATTCCACAGGATGGCGTAACGTAGTTCGATCTCGACGATCGGCCCGCGATAAATCCGCAGCAGAGCGTCGATCCGTTCGTTACCGATTCGAGTAGCCTCGACCTGAAAACTCGAACCGACACGCCGATCTATGAACGGTTGGATGGCCTCGCGAATGTACTGCTCGACCCGCGTCGTGGTGGCACCGCGACGCGAGCCAGGACCCTCGATCTTGTCCCGCTGCAACAGCCAAAGGCGCGATCCGATCGGCCAGGCACCCCAGACATCCTCTGCCTGGTAGTCACCCCACCAACCACGTCGATCGGTATCGCCAGGATCGGGCAGGACGTCGTCGGTCGCAGCCAGTCCGTCCGTACCCAACGCGACAATGACCGCGGTCGCCAGCGCCTGCGTATCGTCCAGCGTGCCGTCGCTTAAGAGACTCCAATCGATCTGGACTGCGGCTACGCCAGGAAACGTCGTGTTCTGAACCAGCCGGATATCCATCAGCCCACCTTGCTCTCCAGCTCGGCGATGCGGCGCTCCATGGCCTGCAATCGATCTTCCAGCGGGCTCGGAGTGTTTGTCATCTCGACCGTTGCCTCCATCGATGGAAGTATGCCAGGCGGCAGTGTCACGCCTGGCGGCAACGGCGGCATTGGCAATGCTGGCAACGACGGGATGTTGATCCCAAGAGCCGTGAAGATCGAATCGATATAGCCCTTGGTTGCAAGATGCATCGGCGACGTCGGCGGCGCCGCTGTCACCTGTTTCATGAAGTAACCCAAACCGTTCGTGAACTTGTCGCCGAAAATCTGCACCAGCGGATTACCCGACCTTGTCGATGCCCCGGACGACGACGGTTGAAAGCTGTGCAGCGGAGACAGGTGGTTGATCGTCTGATTATGAACCAAGTTAGTCGAAGCCTGGGTCATCTCGACATATTGCTTGCCCTGCTGAGTGTAGCGTTGGGTCTGACCATATGACGAGCTGGAGCTACTCGAACTGCTGTCACTGCTAGTGCTGCCGCTGGCAGCCGTCGCCGCGACCTTGGCGCCGCCGCTGCCGCCGCTCGATTGCTGCTGTTGCTGCGGTGGATCGAACAGCTGGAATTTGATCTTCTTGTCGGTGCGTCCTGTAAGAAACACACCGTCATTGTTGAAGTGCAGCTGGTGCTGCAAATAATCGAAGATCGCAACGTCGCCCTTCGCCAGGTTCTTCAGGCGAAAGCGCCGATCGTCCATCACCGTGCAAACCGGAAACGACCGATTGCCGCCGAGAAATGAGATGAAAGCCTCGGCGCATTCCTGGATTTGGCCGTCCGCGCCCTTCATCGCGTCGCGCACCACCGATGTGAAACCATAGTTCTGCGGCGATTCGAACGCCTTGCGGCTCTCGCCTTTGAGGAAATTACCAGCCATCTCCTGCATAAGCTTGGTGTCATCCACGGACGAGACCGTAGACCGCGCGCCGCCTGAATCATAAGAACGGTGCAGCGTATCAGCAGGCGTGGAGCGATGCATTTACGGTCTTCCTCTTTTCATCTGATGCGGCGACGGAGCCGGTATGATCGGCGGCGTTGGCGGTGGCGTCTCTGGCGCAGTCGGCGGCGTCGTCGGAGCAGAGGTGCTTGTCGTGGCCCTCGGTAGCGGGACCGGCGCGCCCCTGCCGTTAAGCCCTTGTGAATTCACGCATTGCAGCTCGGTCTGCGAACCGTTCTGGCTATCCTGCTTCCAGGTCACGGTACGTATCTTCAAGGGCTGGTTGTACAGCATCGCCATCGGCGAATGCACGATCACCTCATCGCCTGCCTGCCACAGCGTATGCCCTGTCGTTGGCCCCAGCTGCTGATGCGAGATCGATTCGATCGTTGTCGGCAGCGGCCTGAACCAACCGTAAACCGTGACCGTTGCCTCGATCTTGGTGACGTCCTCGGCCCACATCTTCTCGGTCTCGGCCCGCTTTGCGACTTCAGCCGAAGACCACACCGGATGCTCGATCGCCGTCAGCAGAATGCTATAGGGACCGAGAATGCCCTTGATCTTAGCTTCCTGCTCGGCCGCAGCGCGACCCCATTCGGTGTCGTTGCCTTTCTTCTGACCGCGAACCAGAAATTCCGATCGCGCGGCCTCGACTGTCAGCACGCATTGCATCTTCTCGATGTTGACGCCCTCGACCAGTTCGCCGAGTGTCGGATAGCTATGCTCGCCGATGAACAGGAAATCACCGTTCGGCATGTTCGACACGATGATCTTGCGATCTCGCGCCAGGCGTTCGAGCATCTGCCCGATAGTCTCGCCGCCTTGCGGCGAAGCACCGCTCTGAAACGGTGTCTGGTCGATGTCACCGACGGTCTGGTACTTGACGCCAGTCGGCTTGAGCAATTCATCCGCGATTTGCGTAAAGCTCTTGCCGTCGAAGTCGCTGGTCTGGTGCTCGATGCTAGATCGCGACGCAAACCAGGAATAGCTCACACCCTCCAGGCGAACCATGTGCTGGTTGGCGTCGTAGGCAACCTGCCGCGTCACGATCACGCCGCGGATCACCTGTATGCCGCCGAGATAGATATCAACGATGTTGCCCGGCGCGAATTGAAGAACTTGTCCTGGCAGCGGATACGGCTCGCGCTCTGCGCAAGTGAACCGAAACGTCGAAAAGTCTGAACCCCAGCTCCATTGTATCCAGACCGTTTCCCAGTCTTCGAACAGCAAGCCGCCGACAAACAGCGTGGCGATCTCGCTCGGATTTCCCGCCTGGTCGATCCGCACCAGATCGGGTCGCGACACCACGTGCGCTTCGGCAATGGCGCTCGTCAACGCGCTAGTCGGGTACGCACTTGGAGTAGGACTTAAGACAGTCGGAGCAGGAGTCGTCGCCACGCTTGCTACTCACGCCGACAGAGCGCGGCCTTCGCGCGGACAGAACGCGGGATGCACGATCTTGTTTTCCCCGACCAGCTCATCGGCACGGCTGGCATCGGCATAAAGCCGCTGGCCCAGCGTCAGTGACGGCAGGATAAGATTGAAACGATACGCCAGCAATTTCGGCAGTGGCCGCGCCGTCTCGGTCAAATGCTGGATGATCGCCGCCTGCAACTTCAGCACTGAACGCCACGTCATCGAGTCCATGCGGCTCGCAAGTGTTTCCTCCATCTCCTCATAGACTTCGTTGACCCGCGACTTGACCAGATCGACATCCGTTCGGCTGGTGAACACCATGTCGGCAATCACCTGGCCTATCACCGCCAGCGACAGCTGAACCATCATGTCGCGAACCATGATTGCGCCGAGTGTTGTCGCCGCCTGTGCAACGGCAGTTTCTCGCACAGATTCGATCTGTTGCAGGTTGATGCCGTTCTCGAACGACAAATCGAAACAGTGAGAGACTGCTATGTCGATTTGATCGGTCTGCAACAGTTGCGGAGCATAGGCCTTGGTAGCGCCGACGGCGGCTCGCATCTCAGCCCCGTTGCGCCCGTAAGTCGGTGTCCAGCTAAGCAGCACGTCGAGCACGGTATTGACGATCGGCTGTGCTTCCTTGGCGTCCGTCTTATTCATCGCTTAATTACCCAGATAGAAACCAGTAGACGGTATCTTGGACCATGACGGGCGCGGCAAGCCGGTCGGTGCCCGCTGCTGTGCCCATGTCGTAGCAATCTGATTCTTGAGTTGTTGCGACATCGACTTCAAATTTTCTGCCGTATCGGTCTGCGGCGTGAACGGCTGCACGCCCATTTCGACGAACTGCATATCGAAGACGCAATAGCCACCGGACTTCTCTTCCTCGGTCAGCCGATAGCGCTGGCAACGAACCCGCATAGGCGCAAACGTCGGCAGTTGCAGCACGCCAGGATCGCCGCGCTCCAGCCTGGTTTGCAGCTGATCGCGAGCAATCTGGTAATCGCGACGATACAGCGTCAACGCCGACGGATCGTCATGCGGATAAACGATGCAATAACCGCGCACCGAGAACGCCACTGCGCGCCGCCCCATGTCCTCGGCATAAGGCAGCTCTTTCTTGGGAAACTCGTGCACCACGATACGGCGGCCGGATTCGCGCGAACCGCTCTCGACGTGAAACATGCAGCCTGCGAAATTCGCAGGCATCAACCGCGCCCGCCAGGGTGAGTTAGGTTGGTCGCGTATCGTCGCCATCAGTCACCTAAATCCGCGGCCCGCGATTTCTCCGCAGGCGTCATCTGAGTTTGATGTGAAATCTTGGTATCTTTCAACAAGCCGTCGCCGCCACCAGATACGCGCGTGCCAGGCGGCGCGTTGACGTTGACGTCAAGCCGCCCCTTGCCGACCACGGTCACGTTGTTGTCGTTGTCCAAGTCTCTGCCCCGCCCAATCCGTTTCCCTGCCTCACGCTGCTTGCGGTTCTCCTCCAGCTGCTCTTGGCGCTTCTGGCGTCGCTCCTCGGCCTCTGCCGGTGTTTCATTCGGACGCCCAACCAATCGCGACAAATCCGAGTTGCGATCCCTGATGGTTCGATTGGTTTCTTCCTCGCTCTCTCTGGACTTTTGCTCTCTCTCTTGCTCCTCGCGCTCGTGCAGCTCGCGGAATTTTTCGTCCATTCGACGCTGCCGGGAATCGGCAGGCTCGGGCGCTCCGCCCAAAGGCGCAGCCTCGTGGCCGACACCCGGCGTCCGGGGCATGACCCGTCCCCGCCATGCCGCCCGCCGTCGTCGGACTTCTGCGGGCTCACGCGCACCGCCCAAGGGTGCAGCCTCGGTGCCAACACCCGGCGTGTGCGGGAAGCGCGGACGCGGATCACGCGCACCGCCGAGTGGTGCCCCCTCGCCGTGGCTCCGCTGCCGTCCCATCTCGTCGATTTGGGTTTGGCTGATCTCTTGGCGCAGCTGTCGGATGTGGTTCAAATTGTCCTGACGATCGGCCGCTTCACGCGCTTGCCGCGCGGCAGCAATGCCGGGAGCGACCCCGCCCGCAATCGAACCCGGAGCCCCTTCGCCGCCACCACCGAGACGGC